GGAATATCTACAAAAGGTGTATTGTATGTGGCTTGACCTAGATTCATTCCAGGTATATTAGCAGTTTGACAAAAATACTGAATCGAACCAGTTCTATCAAAAGATAGTAAAAACTTGGTGGGTTGCAGTAAGTTTGTATTTTGTGGTGTTCTATTAAGTGCAGTCATACAGGTATTTATCCATAAAAAAAAGAGAGAACCGAAGTTCTCTCTTTAGAGTGTCACTCTTTACGGTGACTTGTAATACTACATCAAGTTCTTAACGCCAAACAAACGGTAGTAAACATTGCTACGTGCTGTCAATGCGCCATTGCCTTGTGTAAGACCTTGTGCAAATGGGTTAGCAACCATGCCGTAACGTGTTTTGAAACCAATTTTTGGTTGGAATGTGAATTGGTCAACTGCACGAACCATTTGTAGAGGTACGTATGGGCAGTAGAACAAACCAGCATCATATGGTGAAGAACCTTTGTAACCAACTGTAACCAATTCTTGGTTAGAAGTATAACCACCGAAGTATGGGTCGATGTACACTTTGATACGACCGTGTAACAAACCAGCAAATGTATTGCCAGTATCATCAACTTGTAAATCAGCTTGTAAAGCAGGTGTGTATGAAAGAACACCAGCCATAGCCATTGCTGAAGCTACGTCTGAAGAAACAATCAATACGTTACCTTTACCTCTACGTGTTTGTTTTGCAATAACGTTAGCATCACGTTCGATTTGGAAAATCAAACCTTTGAAACGTTCTACTGACCAACGACCGTTTGAATCTGTATCTAAGTCGAATGAACCAGCAGTAGTTGTACCAAATTGAGCACCAGCAACAGCAGTAGAGTAGATAGTACGGATAACTTCACGGTTGATTTCAGCAAGAATCTCTGTTGAAAGAATGTTGCTTAATTCTGTTTCAGCATCCAAACCATGGATTGCTTTCAAGTCTTGAGCAAGTTCTAGTGAGTATTCAGCTTTCAAAGCACGTGATTGAGCAGTAACAGTAACTTTCTCAATTGAGAATGCCATTTGTTGGAAAGGTGTAGTTGTATCTGAACCTAAGTTTTCAGCAGTAGCTGTTGGAATACCAATACCAGTCGTAGTAGTGCCTGTAGTATTGTTTGTTGTATCAGTTGCAATTGTACCTTGGAAACCGTATGGGTTAGCAGCAGAAACAGCACCAGAGAAAATCGTGTTAGCTTCGTTGAAGAATGCTTCAGAGTTTGTATTTGCTTGACCAGCATAACGTGCTCTCATAGCAAAAATCAAACCAGTTGGACCTGTCATTGGTTGTACACCAGCAACATCATAAGCAATCAAGTTAGGTAAAGCACGGCGTACTAAAGAAATCAAGATTGGGTCAAAGTTTGAAACACCACCAGCGATGTTAGTTGGACCACCAGTACCTAAAGCAGTTTCATTCAATGATTGAGCATCTTGTGACATAGCTTGTTGTTGATTTTCCAAAACAAGAGCAGTAACTGCTTTCTTGTATGGGTCTTTAATAGCATCAAGTTCTGGATGTTCCAAAACTGGTTGCCATTTCTTTTGTAATTCTTCTGTTAAGTACATTTAAAACTCCTTTTATTGTTATTTTTTTATTTATAACTTTTAGTTATTTAACTAAAGTTTGTGAGATTGTTTTTGCATAAGATTCAATTAAAGAATTATCAGAACCTACTCTTGTAGTTTTCTTTTCTTCTTCGATATCCACTTCTTCATCTAAAGTATTTGCGTAAGTGATATCAGTTTTGAAATATGATTCTTTCAAAATGTCAACCTTGTCGGCAAATTCTTCTTCTGTAGTAAATTCAATACTCTCTGCGAGTGATTTTAATTTTTCTACTTGCACTTGAGAAAGGCCTTCACACGCTGCGTAGATAGCCTCAACTTTTTTCTGTTCATTTAATTCTTTTGTTAATTCAATTGTTGTATAAATTTGCTCGTTTAATGAATTTTCAAGTTCTGCAACTTGACTTGCTAATTCTTCAACGATATCCACTTTTTCAGCAGGAACATCAATGTGGTGTTCAGCAAATAAATTATGTAAACCTTGCATGAAATCTTCTACTAATTCAGCTTTAAGACCTGATTCGATAGCAAGAGCATTTTCTTGCATCCATTCTTCAACCATATAGTTAAGATAATCATCAACTTTTGATGCCAAATCTTCTTTAATTTCTTCTAGAGCTGAATCAAATTGTTCGATTAATTGTGCTTCGACATTTTCAACAATTGCTTCAACTTTTGACATAACAGCAGCTTCTACAATTGTAGTAGCTTTTTGTTTGAAATCTTCTGAAAGACTTTCGCCTTCCAATAAAGCATTGATGTCATCAGACATATCCAAATCTTCACCATATGATTGGAAAGTAGCACCTGGATTTTTTTGCATTGTTTGTGTTGGCATTTTACCTGCTATACGGTCACGAATTGCTTCGTAATCAGTAGCATCAGATTGAACTGTAATATTTAAATCAGAACGACCCATAGTTTCTTGTGGTTGTGTTGCTAATTTTTTCATTGGGTCAGAACCTACTGGTGGTGTTGCACCAGGTGGAGTTGCTGAAGGTGTATTTTTTGTGTAGTCTGGTAATTCATCATTTAATGAATTTGGTGAAGTACCAATTTCACCTGCATCTTTTGTGCCATAAGCAACATCAGCTGACAGTTTAGATGGTTTGTCACTAGAACCACGTTTTGCGTTTACTGAAGCACTAAGAATATCTTTAGCGGCTTCTGATAAGTTTGTTTTTGCCATTTTTAAAATCTCCTTGATTTGTATTGGATATTTATAATTAAAGTTTTTTCATGAAGTTTTCAAAAATGCGTAGACTAACTGCTTCGATTTCTTTTTGAGAAGCTTGACGAACTTGTGTTTTTGCTTCTTGATAATCTTGTTCAGTCCAAACACCATTGACTAACATCCATTCTTTACCTTCCATGATACCTTGTACAAATGCACCAGGCGCAGAAGGGTCTGCTACTATATCAGCCGCTGTGGCTAAATAAAAATCGTTTTGTACTACATTCACACCATTAATATTTTTCAACGAACCCATGCCTCTAGATGAAACTCCCAATTGAGCACCACCTTCGATTAAACTTTTAGCAATTTTGCCCATTGGTGTATCTAAAATTTTAGCTTTGCCAACCCATTGGTGTCCATCTTCTTTTAGTCCAACAATCATGTGTGATACACGGTCAAGATTGATAGATGGTGTATCAGGATGTCCTAATTCACCAAAAGCACGGTTTTTAGAAATATATTCTTCTGTGTATCTACCAACTTCTTTTTTCATTGTTGCATATTCATACAAACGACCATTACGGTTTTTTATTTCAGCAACAAGAAATGGTCCTTCGATGAACAATATTTTATTGCCATCGGCCCCTTCGGTTATATAATTTACTGTTTCGTTTAATTCTTTAATGAGTTTCATTTTTTATCCTTATGGTCTCATTCCGTAATCACCATAATTAAATGCTGCTGGGTCTGAGAACTGGCCACGTTGATACATAGCATTATCTTTACGTAAATTTAAAATCAAAGTATATGAAGAATTTGCTGTAACGCCTTGTGTTTGAATACCTAAATCACCATTACCAATAGAACTAGCACCTAAAGCGGTATTGCCAGAATTATTTGAGATAGAAGGTATTTGTTCAGTAAAACCGTATCCGCCAGCACCATTTAAATGAAAAATGGTTGATGAATTTGCATATTGTGCGACCGCTGAAGCACCGCCACCATTCCAAAAAATTTCAACTGAACCTGGATTATTAGATGGCATATTTACATAGTATTTTAAACCAGTTAGTTGTAAATTGTAGTAAGATAAAGAAGTATTACTTTTGCTAGAAGCGGTGCGTAACAAAGCACCATTGGCATCTAAAGCGCCATATAAAGTATTTGCTTGAATTCGTACAACATTAGATTCGTTAATCGTACTATCAAATGATCCTGTAATTTTAATAACAGATTCGTTAACTGTATCTTTTAATGTTTGATATGTAAATTTATTTGCCATTATTTTAACCTAAATGTTTGTGAGAAAAGTCTACAACTTTAATAAAATGTTCTTTACTTTTAATTGCCATATCAGCAATTTTTTTCTGATTATCTTCATTCAAAGCAGAATAAACTTTTAAAATTGATTCAGCTATTTTTGGTTCGACCTTAGTTGATTTGCCATCAGAAAACATAATAGATTTAGCTAATCGATTATCTACAATAGATTCTAAAATTTGCATAACATCAGTAGTTTGTTCAACTTCTTCAGGAACAGCACTAAGCCATTTACCAGAATCATAAGGAACCATAATGTATTTATCTAACTTATCTATGTAATACATTGCCACCTTTTGATTATTTGGGAACAGTCTAATAGACTTTCTTTTCATAACCAAAACAGCTGGCGGGTCAGATAAATGTGGTTTAGTTGAACCTTCAATTAGAGGTTCATCATGTAATTCCAAAAACTCCATAGAAACAATTTCTTTTTCTATAGGTTGTTCTTTGGTTGAAATAAAATCCTTAAGCGATTTCATCTTCTTCTTGGTTTTGTGTAATTAATGTATGAGCAACTTCTTCTTTTTTGTTGTCAATTTGTGCAGACACTTTATCGTGAATAGCTGCATATAAAGCACTTCTGAAATTAACACCGTCATCATCAAATGCGTAATCAATAATTTGTCTTGTATCCATTTATAACTCCATTAAGTATTTGTTATTTATATATTACTGACCAGTATCTTGGCCAGATTGGTCAGGTTGTTGAATTTGTGACATCATTTGTTGTTGTGCTACATCAGTTGTAACACTAACAGGCAATCCAAGTCCTAATTCTTTTTCTTCATCAATTTCAGTTTGCATTTCTTTAATTTCTTCATCAGTTAAACGAAGAACATTTCTCTGAATCCATGCTTGTGAGAAATAACGACCTGTGTATGGGTCAACTGATTCCAATAATGAAAGTCTTTCTTTCATTAACTCAGCATCTTTTAATTCGGTAAAATTATTATCTTTAATAAAGTCGTAATGTATATTTTCTTTGAATTCATTCCATTCAGCTTCAGTACAAATGCCTTTTAAAATACATTGTAAACGAAGTGATTGGTCAAACAAATCAGCAAATTTGTTACGTAATCTATCAACAAATTTAGAAAATTTTAATTCATCACGAGTAATTTCTGAAACACGACCTAATGAAAAACCTGAAGAATTTGGGTCTAAACGTGAAACAGGAACACATAATGCTTTATATAGTTTCTTTTCAAAATACTTAACATCTTCTAACTCACCAAGGTTTTGTCCACCTGGTAATGTAGTAATTTCTGTGCCTTTGCCACCTTCTCTACGAGGTAACCAAAAATCTTCCAACATAGATAACTGTTTACGGTCATCACGAACTTCACCAGTTTGTGCATCATATACAAGTTTATTCTTGTACTTAACCATAATGTCACGTAAGTATTGTTCAGCTTTTTGTTTAGGTAAATTACCAACATCAATGTAGAAAATTCTACGTTCTGGTGCTCTTGAAATACGATAGATAACTGTCGCATCTTCAATCATACGTAATTGGTTAAGTGGTTTAATTGCTTTGTGTAAATATGAAAGAACGACCGCACGGCGTGAATCCATAAGGCCAGAAGTCACGGAAATAACCGAGTCAGTAGTTATTCGAACTCCAACAGGTCCAAAGTTGGAAGAAGTTCCAGATACTACCTTGTCGTTATAAACGTAGTATTCATTAACTACATTCATAATATCAACACCAGTACGTTCATCTTTTTTCTTTTTGATTTCACGTACTTTACGCATCTTGCGTGGGTCAACGTATCTTAATTCTTTGATGCCTTCCATTGGATTTTCACGGTCAATAATTACGTGATAATACATTTTTCCGTCAATATAGAATCTACGGAAAATATCTTGAGCCATATTATTGTAATTCAATAACCTCAAGATATTATTAAATTCTGCAGTAATTGCTTTTTTAATTTTATCTGGTTGTTCTAAACTATCTAAAACCAGTTTGATATTTTTACCGTCATCGTCTTGACAAATAGCTTCATTGATAATATCATCAATAGCAGATTCGATTTCTGGTTGCATTGCCATTTCACGATAACGTGAAATTAATTCTACTTCATTTTTAGCGGTACCATCCAAATCAACATAAGTGCCATAGTAAGCAGCAGATGTAATCGTGAGTGCGCCATCGTCATTATTGGGAGGCGTAAAAGATGGTTGCACGGTTTGTCCATCATCAGACTTTTCTCGTGCAATTGTAAAACCAAAAAGTGAAAATTTATTGTCGGCCATATATTTTTAAATCCAATTCAAATAAA